GTTCCGCCTCATCCCTTTCAGTTCCCATGAGCCAAAAATCAAACGACCGTTTTACTTCCAGCATGAAAATTGAACAATTACCCACCGCCGACCTCATCCCCTACGCTCGCAACACGCGCACCCACTCGCCAGAGCAGGTCGCGCAGATCGCCGGATCGATCCGCGAGTTTGGATTCACCAACCCGATTCTGATCGACGGCGAGAACGGCATCATCGCCGGCCATGGACGAGTGATGGCCGCAAGCAAACTAGGGCTGGCGAAAGTGCCGTGCATCCGCCTGGCGCACCTGACCGACACCCAGAAACGCGCCTACATCATCGCCGACAACAAGCTCGCGCTGAACGCAGGCTGGGATGAGGAGATGCTGGCGCTGGAGTTGGGAGAACTGAAGGATGAGGACTTCGATCTATCGTTGATCGGCTTCGATGATTCAGAGCTTGGCGACCTCATGGCGGAGACGACCGAGGGCGAGACAGATCCAGACGAGGTGCCGGAGCCTCCGGTCGATCCTGTGACAGTTCCCGGCGATGTGTGGATCATGGGCAAGCACCGCCTGCTGTGCGGAGACTCGACGAGCATCGATGATCTGCGCAAGCTGTGCGGCGAGCAGGACGTCGATATGTGGCTGACCGACCCTCCCTACAACGTCGCCTATGAAGGCAAGACAAAGGATGCGTTGAAGATCCAAAACGACAGCATGGGCAACGATCAATTCCGTCAGTTCCTTCGGGACGCTTATGTTGCAGCCGACGCAGTAATGAAGCCGGGCGCTGTGTTCTACATCTGGCACGCGGATTCAGAAGGATACAACTTCCGAGGAGCTGCGTTCGATGCAGGTTGGAAGGTTCGCCAATGCTTGATCTGGAAAAAATCCACGATGGTAATGGGTCGACAGGACTACCATTGGAAGCACGAACCGTGTCTCTACGGATGGAAAGAAGGGGCAGGCCACCTGTGGGCAACAGACCGCAAGCAAACGACGATCCTAGAGTTCGAGAAGCCATCGCGCAACGGCGAGCATCCAACGATGAAACCTGTCGCCTTGTTCGAGTATCAGATGCTCAACAACACAAAGGGGGGGGATCTAGTTCTGGACAGTTTTGGAGGCAGCGGAACGACGATGATCGCAGCCGAGAAGAACGGTCGCCATGCGCGCCTCATGGAACTCGACCCGAAGTATTGCGACGTCATCGTCAAGCGCTGGCAGGACTTCGCAGGCAAGCAGGCGATCCACGAAGCCAGCGGCAAGACGTTCGATGAGATGAAGGCAGCCAAACCATGAGCGCGAAGAAGTCACCAGCGAAGAAGGCCGCGAAGACCGCACCGGCACCGCCGAAGCCTGCCGCGCCCAAGGCAGCGCAGGCGGACACAACCCAGCTCTGCCGCCTCTTCAATCTGACGAGCGCACGCATCGGGCAACTTGCCAAGGATGGGATCATCTTCAAGACCGAGCGCAACCAGTTCGATCTCTGGCGCAGCGTGCGTGGCTACATCGAGTTTTTGCAGAAGAGCAAGACCGAAGGAGCAAGTCACATGGAGCGCAGCGGCACGAGCGGCGACCCGCAGGAGTTGGAGGAGCTGGTGCGGCAGGTCAAAGCGGCACGAACTTACAACGACGCACGGACGCTGAAGGTGCAGATCGACGCGCTTCGCGGAGGCTACGCGCTCGAGGTCGAGCAGGAACGGTATTGCTCAATCGCCCAGATCGAAGACGGCATGGACGGCATTGCGGCCGTGGTTCGCAACGCTATCAAGCGGATGGAAGCCGACCTGCCGCCAATGCTTGAAGGGCTGGACGCATCCGCTATGAAGAGACTAATTGCGGAGAAATCCGCGCAGGTCATCCAGATTATTTACGATGAAGGTGAGCGAATCAAGTCGCCAATTATTGGGGAAATCCCGACGAACCACTAACAAAAAAACCATGAAATATTTATTTATATTGCTGCTTGTCGGCTGCTCGACAACGCCGAAAAACCCTGAGAAGTATGTAGAATGGAGCAGCAACTCGTGCTTGCCGACTGCGATCACGATGCGGCACGGCCTGCGCAACTCTACGAAGTGGAACGAGGTGTTGCTCTACCAGTACACGTCGCTCAAAACGGGTAAGACAACAGGCCACGCAGTCTGCGCCTACCTCTACCCAGTAGGATCTAACCAACTCTGGGTCTATGATTACGAAGGATCGACTCGCATCCGCGCCTTTATCGATGACCCGTTGATGATCGCTCAGCTCGCCGAAGTCGCCCGTGGTCGCCTACACAACCAAGTATCGCAGGCTGAGTATTTGAAAAAATGAAAGTCAGTGAATCCAAGCGGCAATTCTTGGAAAAATCTCGTCGGATTAAGAGAGCATTTTTCAAGAACTTCCGACCACCCAGCGACCTAACGCCTGCCCAATGGGCAAGTGATCGCGTTGTTATCCTCGACGGACTGACACCGAAATACTCGACGGTCAACGCACCGTGGCAGACCGAGCCACTGAACATCGTCGCCGATCCCGAGGTCAAGGAGGTCGTCTATCTTGCACCGATCGGGACTGGCAAGACGACGTTCATGGAGGCGGGGCTATGCTATATCATCGCCGAAGATCCGGGGCCGACATTGCTAGTCGGTCAGACCGATGATGATTTAAAAGACTGGGCAGAGACTCGAATGGATTACGCGATCATGCAAACAGCGGAGACGGCTGCGTTGCTACCGCGTGACCGGCACAAAAAACGCAAGATGGAAATCCTGTTCCCGTCGATGAGCTTGTTCCTTACCGGCGCGAATTTGTCAGGACTGCAAAGCAAATCGATGCGCCGCGTATTTTGTGACGAGGCGTGGCAGTACAGACCCGGCATGTTGAACGAAGCCCGAGGGCGGTTGCACGATCGGTGGAACCGACAGTTCTTTATCCTGTCACAGGCAGGCGTGAAAGGCGATGACCTCGACAAAGCATGGGGACATTCTGACCAGCGCGAGTTTAGTTTTTCCTGTCCCGACTGCGGCACGGTGCAACCTTGGAAATGGTGCAACGTGGTCGGCTATGAGGATGAGACGTTGGAGCCGCTAGCACGAGCGCAGATGGCACAACTCAAATGCGACAATGCCGACTGTGATTGGACTTGCGCAGACTCACCGCAACCGCGGCGAGCGCTGGCCGAGGCTGGGCAGTATGTGGCGACCGCGGTCGGCATGCCCGGTCACGTTGGATTTCATTACAACGTGCTGGCGAACTGGCGGAAGCCGCTCTGGGAAATAGTGCTGCTGTGGCTAGAGGCAAAGGCAGCGATGCGCGTCGGCAACGTGGATCCGTTGAGGCAGTTTATTCAGAAACGCCTAGCAGAAACATGGGAGGAGGATCTGACCGACAACCGCGAGGCACTGGTCGGCAACGGCTACCTCGTCGCCGAGTACACCGAAAAGCAGAAGATCGAGGAAGAGGCACACCGATTCCTGACTGTTGACAAACAGCGTGACCACTTCTGGGCAGGCGTTCGAGCATGGCGAGCCAGCGGCGAGTCGATGCTGTTGTGGTATGGGCGGATCGAGACGTTCGACGGCGTGCATGACTTGGCGCTGCGCTACCAGATCAAGCCGCAGATGGTGTTCGTGGATGCTGGCTACGACACAGATCAAGTCTACTCGGCATGCGCTCGCATGAACTGGACGGCGCTGCACGGTAGCGGCCAGAAGTCGTTCGCTTACAAAAAGCAAAATGGCGACATCATCCACCGACCGTTCACGCGATTTCAAGATGCGACAGCCAGCGGCGGCGGCAAGGCACGCTACGCGCACTGGGCGAGCGACCGGATCAAAGACATCCTGCACGCGCACCGAACTGGCATCGCTGGATCGTGGGACATCCCAGATGACGTGTCGGTGGATTTCCTGAAGCAGATTGACAGTGAGATTAAAAAAGAGGTCACCAACTCGAAGACCAAGCAGGTCGAGTATCGCTGGACTAGGACAAGAAATAATAATCACGCGTGGGACGTCGAGGCGATGCAGATCGTGGCGGCGCTTATGCTCAAGATAATCCCGGGCTTCGATGTTTGACATGGCAGCCTAGTCGATGGCTGCCAACGTCCGAGAAGTCGCGAGAAATTTATTCCATTACGCTCACTGCAACCCTCAGCGGATTGCTGGCATCAAGACTGCGTTCGACTCGGCGATGGGTGGTGCGCTTACAAAGGGCGGCATGGACTCGATCACGTCCGCCACCAAGAACGGCGTTACCATGGCGAAGCTGGTCGGGCTGAACGAAACCGAGCGGCAGACCGCACTGCGGATGGCCATGGAATATCTCAGCATCGGATTCGTGCCTAGCAGCAGCCGGTCGCTCGGTCGATTTTAACAACGGACATCATGGCAATACTCGACCAATTCGGCAGGCAGATCAGTTACAAGGCGGCACGAGCGGCGCAGGACACGCGTCTGCGCCCGTATGAGCCGGTCGAGAAAAAGGACATCAGCGACCTAGTACCGGCGATGGATCGCGTGACCTTGCAGAGTCACGCACGGCGGATCTATTTAAATTTCGGGCCGATCAAAAATGCGATCAACCAGCGCGGCATGTATACCGTGGGGCGAGCGTTCGTCCCGATCTATACTGGCGGCGACGAGGCGTTCGGTATGGCTGCCACAAAGTTTCTGATCGACAGCTTTTATCCTATCGGTGACGGGCGTGGAGGCATGCATGACCTTAAGACTAACCTATTCGGATTCTCGACCAGCATCGATGTTGACGGCGAAATTTTTATTCTACTGACTGAGACAGCTACTGGCTTTCCGCAGTATCAAGGCATCCCGTCGCATAGGATCGCGACCCCGCGAGGATTCACCGACGGGCAGATGTATCGCGGTGCAATGCTGCAG